CACAGCGGGCAACAATAGGATTTACTCCATTTTCAATAACACAAGTACTATAAAATACAATAATTTAATAAGTGCTCGTGAAATTGCGATTAGAGTTTTTTAGTTATACGATGAGGATATAAGATACGCGCCCATTTTTCGCAAAGGATAAACGATGTTCCGAAATTACTTTCTTTTATCTGTTTTTATTACTCTGCTTCCCTTATATGGTATGGATGATATGGAGTGGGAATATTTTAATATGAAAATAATGCTCGTTGATGAAATTTCCAATGAATGCGCAGAAAAGATTGAAGATTCCTTTGCTTTATCTTTTACTTCCGCAATGCGTGAAGAAACAGGTGAGCGCGTATTCGAAATTATTCATCATCCCTTCTTTATAAAGGGAATTGATATTCTGAAGTATCGTCCACATTATTCACAAACAATAATCATGGAAAGTATAAAAAATCGTGAAACTAGCCACCAAGATAAAACTAAATAAATTTGTTCTAGAGACCAAGATAAAACTAAATAAATTTGTTCCGCGTCCTTATCAACTCCCTATCCTTGATGCGATTGAAAATAAAGGATATAAGCGCGTCCTCGCTATTCTTCCGCGTCGCGCCGGCAAAGATATTACCGCATTTAATCTCTGCATACGGCAATGTTTACGTCGTCCCTGCGTGGTATATTATATCTTCCCAACCTATTCCCAAGCCAAAAAGGTTATCTGGGATTCTATTACCAATACGGGCGATCGAATTCTTGAATATATTCCCGAGGAGCTTATTATTTCAAAGAATTCACAGGAAATGAAAATACGATTTATCAATGGTTCTCTCCTTCAGCTCGTTGGTAGCGATAATTACGATTGCTTTGACGATCAAACTGAGATACTTACAGAGAATGGATGGAGGTTATTTAAAGACCTTAATGGCGAGAAGGTAGCTACGCTTGATAAAGGAAGTTATGGCAGACGCTTCTCTGATAATTATTCGCCGACTAATCGTCTTACTTATGAAACGCCTTCAAAGTATATGGCATATGATTATGACGGTGAGCTGTATACCATTAAGAATAGTTCACTCGACTTTATGGTAACACCTAATCATAGATTTTATGTTAAATCGGTCAAAGGGGTAGGCAAGTTTAAGAAGATATCTGATCCTACCATTCGTTACGATATGATTCCTTCTACATGCGAGTGGGAAGGAGAGAATCCTCCAGAAATACTTGGGTATAAATCAGAAGACTTTGTGGCCTTTTTAGGAATATTTCTTTCTGAAGGATCTACTTACCGAAGCCATACATGTAATCGAGTCACTATTTGCCAGACAAAACAATCGGTTCGAAATGAGATACGTGAGCTACTTAATCGAATGGGTCTTACCTACGTTGAAACGCCCGATAGATTCAATATAGAAAACATAAAACTGTACGACTATTGCGCACAGTTTGGCTTACAGAATAAACGCTTTATTCCAAAAGATATCAAAGCTCTTGATAAAGATTTGCTTCATCTACTGTTTGAATGGTTAGTTTTAGGGGATGGGTATCGTTGTAAAACGTATACTGCATATTATTCTGTTTCTAAGCAGTTGATTGATGATGTTCAAGAAGTAATTATTAAGCTTGGCAAATCAGGAAATGTATCCGTAAAAAAACAACGTGATTCAGTAATAGATGGGCGTCTTATTACAGCAAAACAAACGCTCTATGAAATACGAGTTCGCCATTCTAAGTTTAAAAGATTACACGGGGCCAACGGAAAACCATATATTCATACAGTTCCTTACAAAGGGAAAGTATATTGCATAAATGTGTCTTCTGGTGTAATAAAGGTGCGTCGCAATGGTAAAGAGTATTGGTCTGGAAACAGTTTAATGGGGACTAATCCTCAACTTTGTGTGTTTTCAGAGTATGCCCTCCAAGATCCACGGGCATATCAATACATTAGGCCTATCTTAACTGCTAATGACGGAGTCGCTCTCTTTATCTCCTGTGTTGCTCCCAATACCCTTGTGATTGGAGAAAATGGGATTCGTCGTATTTCTTCGCTTTCTAGTTCTCGTCAGGAATATACGGATTATAATAAAAAAATTTGGGGACTTGGTGGTTTTCACAACGCCGAACAGTTTTATTATGGCGGAAGACAAAAAACTAGTATTATTACACTTGAAAATGGGTTCCAAATTGAATGTACCGCTATCCATCCTTTATGGAATGGTAAAGAATGGATTAAAGCACGGGACTTACGTATAGGGGATATACTCCCTCTTCAATATGGTCAAGATGTGTGGGGAAGGGGGTTAGATGTATCTCTGTTTGATGAATCTAATCATGCAGGCAGACTATTTCGATTTGATTATTCTAAGCTTGATGAGGATTTCTTTTATCTGCTCGGACTTATTCACGCCGATGGTAGTTATGGAAAAAGCGCTGTTACAGTTACCAAGAAGAAAGATAAAGAGATTATAGATTTTCTTCGCGAAAAAGGATTTAAGACTCGTCTTGACGGATTACATCATGATCTGTACTCGAAAACATTTGTAGATTTTCTAGAGTTTCTTGAGTTTCAGCATGGGGCTAGAAATAAGACTTTCCCAGATAAATTGTTTGAATGCACCAAGCTTCAACTAACAGCATTTTTGCAGGGATTATTTGATTGTGATGGTACAAGTCATAGTAATCCAAAGAAATGGGGGGCAATAAAGCTGACCTCTACCTGTAAATCATTTATGCAAGACCTCCAAGTCCTTCTCGCTAATTTTGGCATAATAAGCTCTCTTCGATCAGAAGAGAAATCTCCAACAAAGCGCGTTAAAGCATGGAGTACTGTATATAATCTGGAGATAACGGGGTATTTTGCGCATGTGTTCTATAGAGATATTGGCTTTAGACTTGAGCGAAAGCAAAGAAATTGGGACCATGTCCCCGCTTCATGCGCTTCAGAAAGTGGAAATGTTTATCCTATCGACATAGAGAAGCTCGATGGATACTGCTTGCCGAAAAATATTGTGACCAATCCAAAAAGAATCTCACGTCGTCTTATAGATAAGCTAAACAAGCGACGATTACATCCTTATCTCCAGTCTCTTTTAGAAGAAAAACTCTTCTATGTGCCAATCAAAGAAATAATTGACAATGAGAATGAAGTGTTTGATTTTGTCATACCTGTAAGCAATTCTTTTATGTCGAATTCTTTTCTATCGCACAATACGCCGCGCGGCAAAAACCATCTCTGGGAGCTGTATCAAATAGCACAAAACTCTCCTGATTGGTACTGTTACAAACTGACCGTAGAAGATACAGGCCACATTTCACTAAAAGATATAGAGCGTGAGCGCCATGAGGGCATCATGTCAGATGATCTGATACAACAGGAATATTACACATCTTTTGATATGGGCGTAGAAGGATCGTACTACTCGAAATATTTAGATCGCATGAGACTTAAAGGGCAAGTGGGACAGGTTCCCTGGGAATCTGCATTCAAAGTGCATACTTCATGGGATCTTGGTGTGCGAGACGCAACCTCAATCATCTTCTTTCAGATAATTGGTCAAACAGTGCGCATCATAGATTGCTATGAGAATAGTAAACACGGCCTTGAGCATTACATAAAAATACTTGATTCAAAACCATATTCCTATGGAAAACATATCGCTCCACACGATATTGCTGTACGAGAATTCGGATCGGGCGTAACCCGTATTGAAAAGGCAAAGCAACTGGGGGTTACTTTCATAGTGGCAGATAATATTACTATTCCTGATGGAATCGAATCAGTTCGATCGGTACTCAGCAAGACATGGATAGACCAAAATAATTGTGCTCCCCTTTTAAGGTCTCTTGAAAACTATCGTCAAGAATATGACACTAAAAAGAAAGTATATAAAAACCATCCCCTTCATGATTGGTCTTCAAACTTTGCAGATTCTATGAGATATCTCTGCATATCGCTCCCTAAGACAAGAGACGGTCTATCAGCAGAAGAATTAGATAAACGATATAAAAATGCGGTTCTCGGACCAAATGCTGCACTTCCTGCTGTATTCAGAGATGACGTGCCAAAGTATTAAAACAGCGATTAATTTCTTGCTATCACCCTCAGCTATTTCTAGAATAGGGGCGGTGATGGCAAACTGTTGTATTCCAGATTCCCCCTTTTTAATGGTTGCCATCATCTAACCTTGTAAAGGAAGAGACAGATGGCACTTTTTCCCCAACTTGGCCCCCAATATTACGATGAAAAGGATAAAGACATCCTGAAGCGTATGGAGGCATTCTATTCAGAAAGTATTACGATTAATCAAGCATTCTGGGGTGAGGGAGATACGGATACCAGATTTGAAGCTGGCGATCAGACCCTTTGGAACGATATCTACGGAAACCTACCGGCGAACAGGCGCCGTCAGTTTAATTTCAATAGAATACGTCGCGTTATAAATATGATATCGGGTCATCAACGGAGAAATAGAAAATCTACCATTGTTGTTCCCGTAGAAAACTCAGATGAAATAACCGCAGATCAATTCACTAAAATTATGATGTGGATTAATCAACAAGAAAATGTATTAGAAACAATATCAGATTCATTCCATGGGGCACTTGTTACCGGTATGAATCTTCTTCAAGTATGGATGGATTATAGATCCGATCCAGTTTCTGGTAACATTAGAGTAGATAATTGCTCATATAACTCTTTTCTTATAGATCCGTTTTTTAGAAAGGCGGATCTTTCTGATTGCAACGCTCTCTGGAAGAGATCATTTCTCACCAAAAGAGAAGTGGTCTCTTTATTGCCCGACCAAACAGATATGGTTCTTGAGCTCGCTAACTACGATAATAGCGACGGCAAATTCCAATTCATGCCAGAAAGCTATGATTATGGCGTGCGAAACCTTCTCGCCTATGACGAGTTCTATTATAGAGATTACCGATCGCAAAAGATGCTTGTCGATACGCAAAGTGGTGAAACACTTGAGTGGAGAAGCGAAGATAATGACCGACTAAAAGAATTCCTTCGTGTGTACCCTCAAGTAACCGTGGTCGATCAGGAGATACCAACCGTTAAATTAGCCATCGTCGTTCAAGGTAAAGTAATGTACGACGGACCAAACCCCCTTGGAATTGATAAATATCCCTTTGTGCCGGTTCTTGCGTATTACACACCACAAATGCCCTATTTTCCCTGGCGTGTTCAAGGAGTGGTTCGCGGACTTCGGGATGCGCAATATCTGTATAACCGTAGACGTATCATCGAATTAGATATTCTTGAAAGCCAGATTAATTCAGGATGGAAATATAAAGAGAATGCGCTCGTTAATCCTGCCGATGTTTTCCTTTCAGGACAGGGAAAAGGATTAGCGCTCAAGCAAGAAGCGCTCATGACTGACGTAGAACAGATTCAGCCACCGCAAGTGCCTCCTTCAATGATCCAACTTTCAGAGCTTCTTGGAAAAGAAATACAGGAAATATCTGGTGTAAATGAAGAACTTCTCGGCTCTGCGGTCGATGAAAAGGCAGGAATTCTTTCTATGCTTCGTCAAGGGGCAGGACTCGTTACCCTTCAAGCGCTGTTCGATCAATTAGATAGATCACAAAAACTGCTTGGCAAACTGATGATTGATGTTATCCAATCTAATTTCACCCCCGGAAAAGTTAAACGTATTATCGAAAAAGAACCTTCTCCCCAATTCTATAATAAAGCATTCGGTAGATATGATGCAGCAATAGAAGATG